GACATACCAGATACCGGAGAGCTAGACTATCCAATGATTCAAGAGTTAACGCAGACACAGACCAATGTGTTTTTCTTTGAGAGTTCAACAGCAACGATACAGTAGGAGATATCATGAGACACAAGATGCTAAACATTACGTACGACTGGGAGACTGAGCAAGCTCGCATCAATTACAGCAGTCACTTCAAGTCTTACGACGACTTAGAAAAGTTAGATAGCTTGAAGGATGTTATAAATATGTTAGAGAAAAAATACGAGGAGACACGTAAACAATTTAGTTTGCGTTCCCTTGTCTCTAAGTACAACAAGGACAGGAGGGAGCATGATAAAATTAATCGGTAACCTACTGTTGTATTTGTTCCTTGGTTGTAGTATATTTATGACTGGGTTGTTAATTTTAATGCTGTTAATAGCAGGTTACTTAGGATTGGAGTGGCTATATGTTAGAGGATAAAGAACCATTTGAGCAGGGCAGGACTGATAGTTATTATCGCAGACCACCGAGAGGTAGTGTGTTGTACGTAAACCCTCGTGAGATAGCAGAGTACGAGTGTGGGTATGATCACAACGAGGCATGCGGTGAACACAAGGACTTTGATGACTGGGAATTGGAGGTGACAGATGATGAAGGTTGAATTAATAACACACATGGGCAGTGACTTGACTGTCGTTAATGCTGCACGAGTTAGCTTTGATAAGCAACACGACAAGCTGATGAACACAGACTATAACTTGATTAAGTACCTAGCAAAGCACAGGCATTGGACTCCCTTTGCCCACTGCTTCTTACAGTTCAGAATCACAGCACCTATATTCGTAGCAAGACAGCTAGGAAAGCACCAGATAGGACTCACATGGAACGAAGTGTCACGCAGGTATGTCAACCATGACCCTGAGTTTTGGGATGCTGAGACGGGCTGGAGAGAAGCGACAGAGGACAAGAAGCAAGGGAGTGGCAAGCTCTCTAACTTTCAACCTGACATGTACCGTTCACTGGACATCGTGAACAAGACATGCTTGTCTCATTACAGGCAAGCTCTTGACATGGGTATCTGTGAGGAGCAGGCACGAGCATTACTACCACAATCCATGATGACTATGTGGTGGTGGTCGGGTAGTCTGTATGCTTTCGCTCGTGTGTGTCAGCAACGCATGACTGATGACGCACAGCACGAAACAAAGCAGATAGCGCAAGCTATTGACAACCACTGCAAAACATTGTACCCTATCTCTTGGCATGAGTTAAGAGGTTACGACATAGGAGAAGGCTAATGCGCTGTACATCTTGTAATAAAGTATTATCACCATACGAGGCAAGCATCAGATCCATTGAGAACGAGGAGTACACGGACTTGTGTACCTCTTGTATCTCATCACTCGACGGTGATCTAAACGTCATAGGCAACCCGTCTCTCAAACATGAAAGTGAAGTAACAAGAGATGAGTTCGATGACATCTATTTTGATATTGACTTTGACAACAACCACTAGGAGGTAACATGTACGACGATGAATACTACGACCAAGACGGACACCAGTACCACGAACAGGTAGCCTTACTGGAATCGTACCACGTGGGATTAATCTCTAATCTACAAGATGTACTTGACAACGATGATTACCCTGTTGATATAATAGCAGACTCTCTTGAGTCATCATTCCGCAAGCGTGGGTATACGTTAGTCTCGAACGAGTTGATAAATAAACTATTGACAGATAGTTAAATCCATGCTAAAATCTATTACTTAGTTATTAAGTAATTATTATTATTAATTATTAATTATTATTATATATTAACTATGACACAAACTAAAACACATCAACCGTGTGATGACTGTGGTTCATCTGATGCCCTGACTTACTACGAGAACTCAAGCTACTGCTTCTCGTGCCACAAGCAGACTTGGTTTGACGATGATAAGCAAACATCTAACAGGAGTAACATGACACTTGTAACCAACGACCTATCAACACCGCCACCTGATGCCGTATCCCGTACGATAGCAAGCCGTGGTATTACCAAAGCGACGTGCGAAAGATACGGTGTCGTTGAGGACAAGCACCAGTATTGGTTTCCGTACCATGACGATGACGGTATCGTGGCATACAAACGACGTAGCAAAGCGGAGAAGAAGTTTAATATCACAGGTCAGTGGCGTGATGCTAAACTCTTTGGTCAGCAACTGTTCAACAAGGGTGGTAAGTACGTCACCGTAGTTGAGGGTGAGGCTGACTGTCTTGCTACGTTTCAGATGCTAGGTTCTAAGTACCCTGTCGTATCTATCCGCAACGGTGCAGGTTCAGCAGGCGCAGATGTCAAGGCTAACTACGAGTGGCTTGATAGCTTTGATACTATCGTCGTGTGTATGGACAACGATGACAATGGTATTGAAGCATCGCATCAGATCGCTGATGTCTTTGGCTCAAAGGTCAAGGTGTTCAAGCATGATCCTGAGTTCAAGGATTCGTGTGACTACCTGAGTCGTGGCGATGAGAAGCTGTACTTTGATAAGTGGTGGCAGGCTGAACGCTTTGTACCTGATGGTATCGTGGATGGTTCTACTCTATGGGATGAGGTATGTAAACCTATGGAGAAAGCACTGGTCAGCTATCCCTTTGAGGGGCTGAACAAACTGACGTACGGTATCCGTGAGGAACTGGTCACCATTACCGCAGGTAGTGGGCTTGGTAAGTCACAGTTCGTACGTGAGCTAGTGTTCCATGTACTCAACAACACAACGGATAACATTGGACTGATGTTCTTGGAAGAGTCTACGAGAAAGACAGCACTGTCAATGATGTCACTCCATGCTAACAAACCGTTGCACCTACCCGATACACCACACTCTGTTGAAGAGAAACGTGATGCGTTCGAGGCTACGCTAGGTACAGGTCGTATGTTCTTGTTCGATCATTTCGGATCAACGGACATTGAGAACATCCTCAATCGTGTACGCTATCTGGCTAAGGGGTTGGGTTGTAAGTACGTGTTCCTTGATCACGTTAGTATCGTTGTATCAGCACAGTCTGATGGCATGGGCGACGAGCGAAAAGCTATCGATTCAATCATGACTAAGCTACGTATGTTGGTACAAGAGACTGGCATCTCTCTGTTCGTAGTGTCACACCTCAAGCGACCTGATGGTAAGGGGCATGAGGAAGGGGCAGCTACATCCCTGTCACAGTTACGTGGCTCTGGTTCTATCGCACAGCTATCTGATATTGTGCTTGGGTTAGAGCGTAACGGACAAGACCCTGACGTGATGGAGAGACACACCACCCATGTACGTGTACTTAAAAATAGATTCTCTGGTCTGACTGGGCCAGCGTGTCGATTGCTTTATGACTTAGATTCTGGTAGAATGTTAGAACGTAAAGACCTAGAGGAGAATTCACTATGAAAGCTAAGTATCTTTTAGTTGGCGAAACGTATGGTTGGGAAGGTGTTTGGTGGGAAGAAGTAATAGCAACAGGAAACAAAAAAGAAATGCAAGAGAAGTGTGATAGAATTTCTTATGATAATCACGCAGGTGAGTTACGTAATTTGAGAGTAGAAAAAGAGGAGAATTACTATGTCTATTAGTATGAAAGACTTTGAAGAACACTTAGAAAATAATCCACACATCTATCCTATGTTCAAGAAGTTTGCACTTGAGGCAGCTAAGTATCGTGATAGGTTCTCTGCTTCAGCTATCATTCACCGCATACGATGGGACACTGCACTCTATGAGAGTGGTAGCAAGTTCAAGCTAGCTAATCATTGGTCTCCCTTCTATGCCAAGAAGTTTATGGAAGAACATCCTGAGCATCAAGGTTTCTTTAAACAGTACAAGAACTTTGAGGATATCAAACATCTGGATGAGGAATTATGAGAGAGATTATTATTGACATCGAGACTGACAGCACAGCATCTAAGATATGGTGTGCTGTTACTAAGAACTTAACAACACAAGGAGTGCAACTATGGACAGAGGCAGCACCATTACAAGAATATTTAGCAGAAGAAAGCATACTGATCGGTCACAATATAATCGGGTTCGATTTGCCAGTGCTAAAAAAGAGATGGGGCATAGACACAAGCAAGCATCAGCTAAAAGATACTCTGGTCATGTCAAGACTACAAAACCCACAGAGGGAAGGCGGTCACTCGCTCAAGTCTTGGGGTCTAAGACTGGGAAACTACAAGGATGAGTTCACAGACTTTGATGGTGGTCTTACTGAAGAGATGGTCAGCTATTGTAAGCAGGATGTATCAGTCACTGAGTCACTATACAAGCGTCTTGCTCCTGATCTATTGGACTGGGGTGAGTCACTTGATATTGAACATCAAGTCGCTTCTATTATTAAGGAACAGGAAGAAGCAGGATTCAAACTTGATGTCAAGAAAGCAATGGGACTTTTGGCAGACTGGAGGAAAAGACTACACGAAATTGAGGAAAGACTACAAGAAGTTTTCAGACCTATTGTAATCAAGAGGGTCAGTGAGAAAACAGGTAAGCCACTCAAGGACAAAGTAGAAGTATTCAATCCCGGATCACGCAAGCAAATAGCAGAACGCTTGATGGGTCTTGGCTGGAAACCTAAAGAGAAAACAGAGAAAGGATCGGTGATTGTAGATGAGAAAGTATTGGCAACTATTGACAGACCAGAAGCTCGCCTCATTGAAGAGTACCTACTCATACAAAAACGGGTGGCTCAAGTTGAGAAATGGATTGACTATGCTGATCAGTCCGACAGGGTACACGGTAAGGTCTTCACGAACGGAGCAGTCACAGGAAGAATGACACACAGCAGTCCTAACATGGCACAAGTACCACGGGTAGGTAGTCCGTATGGTGCTGAGTGTCGTAGTTGTTGGACAGTGGATGAAGATAATGTACTCGTAGGTATTGATGCGTCTGGTCTTGAGTTACGTATGCTTGCACATTACATGCGTGACGATGACTACACTCGTGAGATACTTGAGGGTGACATCCATACAAAGAACATGATTAGTGCTGGGCTTGAGAAGAGAGACCAAGCTAAGACTTTCATCTATGCTTTATTGTATGGTGCTGGCCCTGCTAAGGTAGGTAGTATTGTAGGCGGTGGTGAAGCAGAAGGTGCTGCGTTAATAGCCAGCTTCCTTGACAACACACCTGCTCTACATAAACTTAAAGACAAGGTTAGTAGGCTAGCTAAACGTGGTTGGTTGCCTGCGCTCGATGGTCGTAAGCTACACGTACGTCATCAGCACTCTGCACTTAACACTTTGTTGCAGGCAGCAGGAAGTATTTGTATGAAGAAAGCATTAATACTATTGCATGATAAACTAAAATGTGGTATAATGCAAGGCTCGTTTGTTGCTAATGTTCATGATGAGTGGCAGATCGAGACTAAGAAGGAACATGCCGAATCTGTAGGCCAGCTAGGTGTGCAGGCAATTCGGGATGCAGGACTCGCACTAGGGCTACGCTGTCCACTCGACGGTGAGTTTAAGATAGGTACTAATTGGGCAGCAACACACTAAGGAGAAGTAAAATGCAAGACTTAAAACCGATAAAGGTAAAAGCCGATATCATGTGGGCTTTCCTTGATACAAAGAACCAGATGTCAGAGAAGTATCAGGTTGATCTATGTAACCTGTCTGACGTGGCTGTGTCTGCACTAGAGGACGCAGGTATTCAAGTGAAACGGAAAGATGATAAAGGTTTCTATATCGTCGCCAAGTCTAAGAAGTATCCTATCCGCACCGAGATGTCAGATGGTTCAGGTGTTGATGGTAAGGTAGGCAATGGCTCTAAAGGAGTGGCATGGATTAAACCGTACGCTTACCAGTTCAAAGGTAAGACTGGTGTATCTCCAGGTATCAACAAGCTAGTCATTACTGATTTAGTATTGTACTCTGCTGATGATATTGCTCTTGATGACAACATAGAAGAGGCACTCTAAATGGATACTCCGTCAATGCAGAAGGTCAAAGCTCTCATTGACGGAGACATCCTAGTCTATAGGATAGGGTTCTCCGTTGATGATCCAGAGGAAGAGAAGTTTGCCATAAGTAGAATGGGACACTTCATTGATAACCTCCTTTCGGTTGATGGTGTTGATACTTTCTCTGGTTACATTACAGGCAGCACTAACTATAGACAAGAGTTATCCACCGAGGGAAAGTACAAGGGCAATCGTGAGAACGCACGTAAACCTATTCACTATGATGCCCTTAGAGAATACTTGTTGGATAAGTGGTGCTTTGAATTGATAGAGGGTGAGGAGGCTGACGATGCTATTGGTATTGCAGTATATGATTCCCCCGTAGATACAACATGCGTCATGTCTATTGACAAAGACTTGAACATGCTACGAGGTTGGCACTACAACTTTGTCAAGGAGGACTTGTACTATGTAACAGAGGAAGAA